TGTTCCATTCGGCGCAATGTTTCAATATCGTGCTTTTCAGGCCACAATGCCGTGCCGTCGTCTTGGATAGCAGGCAGGCAAAGGTGTTCCCACTCTTCGCCATTACCACCATCAAGCAACCAGCCTGCAATGTCTTTCTCATGCAACCTCTGCATAATCACGACAATAGGCGTATCAATGCTGTTTTTGCGAGATTCAAGCGTATTTTGAAACCAGTCAATAACGTTTTTCCGCCTTACCTCGCTTCGGGCTTCATCAGCCTTATGGAGATCGTCTAAAATTAGCGCCCCTCCAAAGCCCTCACGGTGCTTACCAGCGCCAAAACCTGTAATCGTACCGCCTGTACCTGTTGCGTACATCACGCCACCAGCCGTTGTTTTCCAGTGATGGCTGCTCTCGCTTGCAAGCTCCACGCCGGGGAATATCGCCCGGTATTCTTCATGCTGTAACAAGTTTCGGATTTGCACTGAGTTGTTGACGGCCAATGTCGCCGAATAGCTCGCATGGATAAACTCACTATCAGGCACGCGACCCATCGCCCACGCAATGAAGTTCACAACCGCAATCTCTGTTTTCGAGTAGCGCGGCGGAATATTGATAATCAGGCGTTTCGTTTCGCCATTGAAAACACGCTCAAGTGCATTACAGATTAAGGCGTGATGACGTGCTTGCGTCCACTGATAGCCTCTCCGTTCGCGGAACATCCACCGCGTGAACATGTACAGATTGATTGAGCTTAAATCCCGGATAACAGATATTTGCTTCTCATTGAATTGCTCTAGTGCCATTTTATTCTAAATTCCTTTGGAAAATTGCATAAAAATGGCAATACAGCCTCCCATAGAATTAGCATTTTATGCTAAACCTTGTTCAAAACATCTTCGGCTATCTTGCGAAACTCTTCAGCATTAAGCCGTACAGACGGCGTCATACTGCCATCGCTAGATTTAACGTCAAGCTCTTGCTTGTCGCCGTATCTCTTTGGTGCAATCTTGGAAGCCGCCCACTTTCGGGCATCTATCTGCAATTTTGCCTTTGAAACTGCCGCGCTCTCTGCTTCTGCA